CGATTTTTATGGTGGGGTGGTAGGGTAGTACCACTCTTGTCTTTTACGTCGCTTCTAGGGTCTTTTAGGGGGCTTTACGACCGTGTGCGGCGGTCCATCCACACCCACAGGATTTATATCTCCCCTGAGCGATGGTCTGCCATGGGCCTGCCACCCGGCCACCACAGCGCCTGCACAGGCCAATTACCCACCGCCCGCGCATTGATGGGGAGATGACACGCACCAGGCGCTTACGACGCTCGTCCGGGTCGCTGGACCATAGGGAATAGGGTGGGCGCGCCAGTTCGTCCATGTCCTCCACAACGGTCAGCCCCGCTTTCGCAAAGCTCTCCAGTAACAGGTCTTTGGCGCGGGCCGAGATGGTGTCTGAGGACGCGGACAACGCAGCCAGGGTGGGGGAAATACGCGAATGTGCATCGGGTACCGTCTGAATGACCGCCTGGTTCCTGCGGTGGGTGTTTACCAGAATGATGGTTTTTTCCGCAGATGCCCATGCCTGATTGCCACCGGACGCGGACACGTCCGCCAATTCACCATCCCGCATGATGGGTGCATAGCCACCCCAACCACTCTCGATAGCGCGAACTACCCCCTGCCGCCCAATGAACAACAGAGGCCAGATGCCACCGAACCGGGATGTATCCTTGCTACGCCACAACCCCTCGCCATTTTTCGGCAGGTGCTCCTGATACCACTGGTCCGATACCGGTTTGCGCCCCTGATGCCCCTTGCGGGATTTTGGGTTGGTGATGACGGCGGGTTGCGGCGCGGACGCCAGGTGCAAGGGTACAGGCGAAATGGCCGGGTTTTTAGAGGGCGGAAGATGCCTGGATAACATAGGCTGCCAGTAGCGCACGAGCGCCTTCACGTCGGGCAAGTTCACGGCCTCGTCTATAAGACGCCCTAACGCCGCTGGCAATTGTGGCCGTATGTCCTCCCGCCAGAGCAGAGAACCCAGCGGAGCAGGCGTAAGCAGGAAATTAGATGCCAATCGGGGGTGCATGGTCTGCAAATCATGCAATAGCCAAGGTGATACAACGCCTTGATGGCAGAGATATTCCGTCAGTTCGCGGGCCTTTCTGGAATCCGGGTGATTCAGAGCTGCCAAGGTGCTTTTAGGCTCATGCACTTCCAGGTGACAGGCGGACAGGATAGTCCCCTGGGGGAGAACAGCATGCCGGACCAGTTCGTAATGAGGGTCGTAGGCCAGCGTGTTTCGTTCGGGCACTTCGGCTACGAAGGGGGTGCGCCAGGTATGATTGAGGATGTAACGGGACCAGGTGGAGGGCAAAGGTTGGTGAATGACGGTATCCAGGTCCACTGAGGCACAGCGCGGGTCCATGGATGCCAGATCGTCCAGCCAATGGATTATCGTGGACGCGGTAAGACCACCCTCCAGGCGGTAGGCGTTGCTTTCAGAGCTAGGGGTGAGGGTGTAGGCCAAAGGGGGCGTGGGGGCCGATGGGGGTAGGGTTTCGTTGTACGCCAGTTTGTAGGCCCATGCGGGGGGCATCGTGAACGCCAGTCCATCGTGGGTGATGGTGAGGAAGGCAAGGGCGCGGTTCGAGGGGTTCAGGGGTTGTAGGGTGAACATGGAGGTCTCCTTGTGTTGTCTGGTGCCCTGCATTGTACCGTCGTGAGATTCGTATGTCTAGTGATTCGTTCAGGAGAATGGTGTGTTATTCATTTCGTTCAATTTTCAAAACAAGGGTACCCCTTTTGGGGGGTTGGGAGGTTGGGGGGTTATGTACCATGGGGAATAACGAGAAAAAATTTTCCCACGGGGCTTTCTCTATTTGAAAAAAACGTCAGAAATGCTCATTTTTTAACCTTTATATATTAATAAATTAATAAGAAAGAAAGAAAGAGGTAGGCTGGAAGGCCCGTGGAATATGAGGTTGGCATGTAAATAGCGTTTTCCCTATGTGATTTTTGGGAACCCCATAATTGTTAGCATTGCTGGCATAGGGTTATCAACGACTTAGCTGGTGGGTGTTTATTAAATTCCCATTAAAAAACAGCAAGTTGCAAGTTGAAAAGTTTAAGAATACATTTCTCGTAGCTCGTCAGGAGGGTTGTTTATACATAGCTTTTTGCGTAAACATGTATTTTCTTAATTTTCAATAGGTTAGAGAATTGCCAGTATCGGTTAATGTATTCGATTTGTCAAAAAATCGAGAACCTACGATTTTACGTTTGTGTGAGCATTCAAAAATTGCGTACTTTTCACGGCTACATATGTTGCTTTTTTCCACCTTGAGCCACTTTTTAGGAGGGGCGTCATGGTAACGTATGTAACAACGCAAGTAACTTTCAAGCCAACATATGTAGGGTGCCGAAGCTAACATATGTAACCGTGAAAAATACCCATTTTTTGTCCTATTATACGCGAAGAAGATTATATATTAGCATTTCCTTATTGTGCAGAGTAATATTTTATTCTTAAAAAGCATATAAGAGACGAATAGTAATATACACTGAATACGATAACTTCAGTTTTGCGTATAATAGAGTTAAAAGTCATGAATACATACGCTTTTGTGTATAATCACTATGTTTTTGTGTATAACTGACAATTGACACCCATGAGTTTTTGGGTTATTATCGCTGTACGTTGTGACGCACGACAATAAAAGGAGGCGTAAGATGAAAGAGACGAAAGAGTTCTATGTGAAGGTAGAGATGTTGCAGGCGGAGCGACTTGAGGAGCTCTCGATCAAGAGCGGTCGCCCTTTGAGCAAGACGTTTGCCTCTCTTTTTGATGGCTACCTGGACACTTTGTTGGAGGCATATGGCCGGTACGATGAAAGCAACGCATCCAAAGAGCTGCCAAAAGCGCCGGAGGTGGAGTTCCCGGAAGCGATAGTCATACGGGGCGTCCAGCACCCGTTCCCCAAGGAACTGCGGACTTATTATGCCAGGCTGTGGCCCTACCGGAAAAAGAAGCTGCTACACTTTCGTTTGCCCGTCGAGACCGTGGAGCGCATACAGGAGATAGCCACCCGCACAATGCAGGAAGTACCCACAGTGGTGTCAGATTTCATCGAGTTCCGTTATTACCAGCGGGTGTTCAAGCCTCAGAAGGACGCCGAGAAGCAGCGAAAGGAAGCCGAGGAGACGCTGGCAATGGCGTCCGATGAGTCGTACTGGAAGGCCCCCAAGAAAAAATAGCCCCCTGGGGGTCATTTGAAAATTTCGCCCTTAGTGAGTACCCCCCTCTAAAAATAGCCTCCGGGGGGTCATTTTGAAATTTCGCGCCTATAGGCTATTTGTTTATACCCATATAAACCTTTTTTATAGCCGTGTGTGCCGTCTTATTTATGGGTTGAATAATTTATGCTCGATGACAGATGGTGGGAATGCTCCAGGCGTGGTGTGCTGGTGGTAACTCGGCGACCATTGCCTGTTATCGAGGGTGTGCTGATGCTATATGGCGGCTGGCTGGTTAGTGGGTGTTGATGCTTCATGATAGACAGTCTCTCAGCGTATCGGGCGCGTGGGGGTGAAAGTAAAAAGGGGGGCAACGGGGGGTATGTTGGGCAACGGTTATAACTGGGCGTTTAGGAGCGTATATTAGTATATTAGAATATTCTAATATAGATTTTTTCTTGTTCTGGACAGTTTCTAAATTTTTCAGATTGAGCTTTATCGTGATATTGCGTCTCATTATCATTTACCCCGTAGATACAAAAAAGCCCGGAATCTTTCGATCCGGGCGATGCGCTGGCGTGTTGCCTTTGCTTTGCCTACTTGATGTTTAACAGTTTAGCGATTTTCTCTAGCTGTTCATGGGTGGCGTATTTGCGTAAAAAGTCCTCTATCCTTCGCCTTAGTCGCTTTTGTTCTTCGGTCATTGCGCGTTCTCCTCTTTGTCTGGCAATACATTCAGCCAATTTGACCATCTTCCCCATAATCCAGGGCGTCTATCTATACATTTTTGCAATTCTTGCCTTGTTAGGCCTTCCTTCACAAACTCCAGGAATTGCAAGTTAAGTTCTGCATTGCGCTTGTCAGCGGCATAAAACATTTGCTCTTGGGTTGGCTGTTTCATTGTGCGCTCCCTTTATGCCATGCCATCCGCTGGGCCTTTGCACCATTCTTTATATTGCGCCAATATATTTTTTCCTGGATACATGCGGGCATTGTAGAATAGTCCACTTCTAAGCTCTGGATATATCTATATTCATCTTTCGGAATGGTAAACGCCTTCACTAATTCGCCCGCTCCATTGTAAAGGTCAAGAGTACATACTCTATTGTATAGCTCAACTATTACATAGGGGCATTCTGGAAAAGCCGTGCTTTTTAGTGCTTTAACGTCCATTATGCACCCTCCTCTAGCCATTCTGCCAATTTCCTTACCGCTTCCGGTATTTCGGAATCCTTGAGCTTTAGATGCCGCAATACACTATAGGACCATGGCATCAGATCACTATCGCCGGTCCATGTGCCGTCCTCTGTGCATGCAACACAAGAGTAAAACTTACCTTTATGATTACTGTTTGGTGTACATATTTCATAGGCAAAATTACCCCATGCCTTTTTGTGTAAAACTTTGCTTTTCATGATAAAGCCCTCAAATATCAAAAGTACGCGCCCATGACTCGACATGCCCACCATCTGTCCAGTACCACGCATAACTTTTTTGTACGATGCGCGGTAGGCTATAATTAGCTAGAATTGCGTTTAGCCTGGATTTTGTGGTATTTGATCGAAACCCAGCATCCCAGACGGTCAATTTATCCGCTGTTCTGTAGGCAATTCGGTTGCCATGCAGGCGGTATTCAATTAGGCCGTCATCAGTGACTATGATTTGATCGTTCCCTTTCTTTTTTGGTGTTCCGCTTGTGAATGCCTCCACCATTTCGTGCTCAATTTTTCTCATTATGCACCCTCCTCAATAATCGAGTAATGGGACCGCGTGGATTTGACTATTTCGGCATCTTGCTCTTTTGTAACGTTTAGCAGCTCCTTCCCCCCGCCGTTTGTATATAAATCACAGACTGCTAGATCAGATATAAACCAGTCATTAGCCCCTCTTGTCATAGTTACTTTATTCCCCTTTCTTGTGAAGCTATAGCTTTTAGCTACAGGCCGTCCACTATAGGCAACTATAATGGCGCCTTTTCGGTACTTTTTAGCCAACCCTAGGCTTTCCAGTTTTTGTTCTGATATTGTAGCTATGTGCTCCAACTCATAGCTATTGTTAAATGTATGCTTTCCAGCTTTTCCGTTGACTGACTGAATAAGCGCATTTACTTTTTCGGTTTCTGTTACTTTGGTTTTCATCTTATAACTCTCCCTTCTTCATCAAATCGCCAATCATTGGCCTCTGCTGCTTCCGTCATGTATTCTTCGGATTCCAAATAGTCCAATTCTTTTTGAAGGTTTCGACTAACCCAGTGGCAAAATGACTTTATTATATCGGCAAAATCCCTGTCCGTTCCCGGAAAATTGCTTTCTATATATACCGAGTTTCGCCACGTTTGGCTGATCTTTGCCGAATATTCCCATTGATAAGGCCATTTGACGTGTTTTTGTAAGTCTTGCAAGTCTTGCCCAATTATGAATAAATCTTTATCATTGGGCGCGTATTCTTTTAGTTTTTTCTTCCATCCTTTTTGGTAGGAATAGCCCCCCTCTAGGGTAACATTGAAGTACTGATCCCAATAGATGTTGTCAATATTCAGCCCAAGAATTTCGCCTATTGTTTTAGCGTCTTCCGTTACACTTTCTGACCAGAAGGAATCGGATAACGTGCCCTTATTAATCCATTCCATGGCGCGCTCTTTTGCTTTTTCCGTTAATTCGTCGAGTTTATAGGCGTTTATAGTTACCTGTTCCATTTATTCATCCTCCTCTTCGCTTTCCTTTTCTTCCCAAAATCTTGGCTACTTGCCCCTGTAGATACTGCTCAAGATGCCAATAAATGCCCAGGGCAATCAGGTTTGATAACCCGCCGTCTTTTACCCGATTCCCCAAATCCTCCCCCCCTGTTTCGTTGATATATTCATCTAACGCGGCATCAATTGCATCCGGTGAATCTGCAAAGACTTCGTATAAATCTGAGTAATAAACGGGTACGCATCCATCAGCTACTTCGGGAGTTAGGTCAAACAGATCATCTTCGCGGTCACAAGTTGGGGCTGTTTCCTTGAGAGATTCAAGGGCTAATTCTTCAATACTTTTTAACGTTTTCATGTTATAATCTCCCGATCAGTGGAAGTGTTTAGAAGGAACGGCATAAGCCAAGGAAAACTCAGGCTTTACTCTAAGCTCGAAGCCTTGAGATTCCAGAATGTCAGCGATTAGCTGGGCTTCACCTGTGCTCAATTCTTCAGCGTCGAAAATCACGCCATTAAGTAATAATGATGCTTTGTTATACGTGTCTAGTGCTTGCATTGTCCTGTCTCCCGTAAGTTGCCAGTTGCCTGGCGGTTTAGTGGTTAGGCTCTCTGCCTTTCCATGTCTTACAGTATAATACTTTGCGCACAGGATGCAAGTATTTTTTGCGTGAAAGTTTTTATATATTAATAAATATATCTTATGAGGGTTTTTATACGTCGGGCGCGTTGAATACCCGGTGGGTGCTGATCGATTGATTCGCGTGTATATAGTGCAGTCATTGTCTGTTATTAAGAAAGTGTCTAGTTCTTTGTAGTGTATATGTACGCAATGCCGTGTAGTCTGTTATATATAATCTTTTGTTTTTATTGTTTATTTATATATTGTTTTATTGTGTTTATTGTTTTATGTTTAGACTATGTATATATTTATATTATGTATATTATTATATTATCTATGAGATTAGAGGCCCTCTTTATATGTAATCAGTCCGACTACACCGCGCTCCACCACTCTCACCCCACAACAAAATAAAACCAAATACACAGTTAAAAGTATAATACTTAATGCCTAGCTGCCCGACTACTCAACTGCCCGAATGCCTGAATGCCCAACCACTCAACTGTCCGAATGCCCAACCGCTCAACTGTCCGAATGCCCGAATGCCTGAATGCCTGAATGCCCGAATGCCCAATTGTCCGACTACCCCCTTTCAAAACAACCCCCCGCCTTTCAAAATCCTTGACGTGCCCAAAAAATCCGCAAAAAATTTGCACCTCCTAAAAATCTACTATAATATACCAGAACGTGCCACCTGCCATAGAGTTTAACTAATCATGTCAATCGGGTACAATCGAGCTATGCTGAATCGCAAAGTAACCTATCGTCTCTATCCCAATATCGAGAAGGAAATTCGGTTGCGGGGGGCTTTGGGTTTGCATCAGCGTTTGTACAACATTCAGACGGGAGGCGGCCGGTGATTGCTCGGAGCATCCGGGAACGTTTCGCGGTTCCGACGCCACCACTTCTCTCAAGACCAGCCGATGAGGTAGTTTTGGAGATCAAGCCTTACCTGCAGCCATTCGAGCGAGAGCTCGCCGTGCGCGAGTTGCGGGCCCTTCTGAACCCCGGCGACGAGATTCGCGAGGAGCATGGCTACTGGCTTGCGCGGACAGAGGTCTCCGACGAAATGCTGCGCGCTAAGTTGACCTACTGGCAGCGTGTTGGGCGTGAATCCCTTGAGCCCACGCTCCAAAAGGCCCTCGAATTCACGCAGAACGGCGAGACGGCGGCCAACGAACGATCCGAGCTGCACCGAGCCCGGCGCCTGCGCTACGGTCCCCACGACCTGCACGAATACCGGGGGAAATTCTTCCCGCAACTTGTGCGCAGCCTGATCAACATGTCCGCTATCCCTGAGGGTTCCTTGGTACTCGATCCGATGAGCGGAAGCGGTACTACAGCCTGCGAGGCCGTCGCAGCAGGAATGGCTGCGATCGGGGCGGATCTGAACCCGCTTTCGGCCCTAATCGCCTCGGTCAAGGCCTCGATCCCGGCGATCGATCCAAAGGAATTCAAGAAGCTGGCCGTTGATCGGCTACCAAAGCTCAAATTCGAGCCTGTAGACCCCGCCAAGGTTTGGGGGGAAGATGATTTGCGTTACCTTCGCATGTGGTTCGATCCGAAGGCGATCGAAGACCTCGCCTCCATCGTTTCCACGATTGGGAAAATCCGGTCACCGGCCTACCGCGACTTTTTCCGCGTATGCCTGAGCGACATCGTGCGTTCGGTCTCGTGGCAAAAGGCCACCGACTTGCGTGTTCGAAAGGAAATTCTTCCCTACGACGCGGGAACAGCCCAAGTGCGGTTTTTGGCCGAGGCAGGTGCCCAGGTTAATCGCATTTATCCTTATCTGTCCGTTCTCAAGCGTCAAGGGCCTGCAAACGTCGAAATTCGACGGGGCAACGCATTAGAAATTGCATCGATCTTCCCTGAGTATCGGGGCAAGGTCGATCTGCTGATCACTTCGCCGCCTTACGCAACAGCATTGCCGTACCTAGATACTGACCGCCTTAGCTTGATTGTGATGGGCCTTCTACCGCGAAAGCAGCACCGCGAGGCCGAGCGCGACATGGTGGGTACTCGTGAAGTGTCTGAGCGCGAGCGGCGCGACGCATGGGCCGCCTACGAGATCCGCCGACGTGAGCTTCCAGAGGAGATATCATCCCTGATCGACAGAATTGCCGCAGTTAACCACGGTGAGGGCGTCGGTTTCCGCCGGCGCAACCTTCCCGCCTTGCTCGGGAAGTATTTTCTCTCGATGCTCGACGCGATGCGTTCCGCCAGAGAACTGATGAAGCCGGGAGCGTTCGGCCACTACATTGTCGGCAACAACAGCACGGAGGTTGACGGCGAGAAAATTGAGATCCCGACCGACCACTTCCTTGTTGGCCTTGGTGCCGCCGCTGGCTGGACTCCCGTAGAGCAAATTCCTATGGAGCTGATTGCCTCGCGCGACATCTTCCGCGAGAACCGTGGAACCTCCGAAACCATCCTGGGTTTCCGCGCATGACAACTCTGATTCGAAAGGCTATCTATACCCGCGAGGACGAGGACGCACTCGTCCAAGGTGGAGAGGAGTGGAATTTCCACGAGGAGGACACAAAGGAGCATCTGCACTCCCTGCACCCGTATCCGGCCAAGTTCATCCCGCAGATTACGCGCAGGGCGATAGAGCTTTGGACCAAACCGGGCGACTTGGTATACGACCCATTTAACGGATGCGGAACGACGGTGTTCGAAGCCAGTCTTGCCGCGATGAAGCACGAAACTCACGCCGTAACTATTTATAGTTTGACTGGAGTAGTTCATTAGCATGGCTACTCCACCAGATTTTGACCAACTCCGCGCACTGGCAAAGGACAACCTTTCCGTGTACGCCTCGCTTATGCACCCGGACTGGAACCCCAACTGGCACCATCGGGTCATCGCAAACGTCATGCAGCGGGTGGCACAGGCCGCAGCGGGGGACGATACTTATGCGAAATACCGTCGTGTATGTATACAAATGCCCCCCCGCGCTGGCAAGACCGAACTGATCAGTAAGATGTTCCCTGGCTGGTACATGGCGAAAAATCCCTACCATAACATCATCAACGCCTCCTATGGTGCGGAATTGGCAGACGACATTGGCCGTAAAGCGCGTGAGTATGTCATGAGCGACACCTTCGCCAGCCTGTTTGAGACCCCCGTATCTAAACTCACAAATGCCTTGACCAAGTGGGAACTGACAAACCACAGCCGATTCTTTGCTACCAGCGTGGGGGCTGCCCTGACGGGCTTCGGAGCGAATTGTCTGTTGGTGGATGACCCTATCAAGAATCAGGAGGACGCAAACTCGACCGCTACCAAAGACCGTATCTGGGACTGGTTTATGTCCACCGCGTACACTCGTCTGGAAAAGAATGGGGTCGTCGTGGTGATTATGACCCGCTGGGCAGAGGATGACTTGATAGGCCGCCTGCTCCCCTCTGGAAAATGGATGAATATTTCCTTCCCCATGATCGCTGAGAAGGACGAAAGGTACAGGAAGAAAGATGAACCTCTGTGGCCTGATAAATATGATCTGGAGAAGTGCGAGGAAATAAAGACCCAGGTGGGGAAGCGGGTATGGGCTTCCCTGTACCAACAACGCCCCGCGCCTGATGAGGGGGCTATATTTCTCAAAGAGTATCTGCGCTGGTATGAGCCGGACGATCTGGACAGGCTGTACTTCACAGGTATCTATCAGTCGTGGGATACGGGCGTGTCCGGGAAAGTGACCTCCGCAAGAAGCGCATGTACGACGTGGGGCGTGGTGCATGACTCGACTGTCCCCGGTGGCAGTAAGTTCTATCTACTGGACGTGTTTGCGGACCAACTATCCTTTCCTGAACTTCGGGCCAAGGCGAGACAGATGATCGGCGCATGGGGGCCGGACCTGGTATGGGTGGAGGAGCAACAGACAGGTCGGCCTTTGCTGGATGAACTGCGCTTGGTATTGGGGACTAAGCTGAAAGGTGTACGGCCTGTTGGCACGAAAGAGAACCGTGCGCGGGCGGTTTCCGCAGCATTTGAGGGGGGACGGGTGTTTATCCCTAAAAATCAGCCATGGGTGGATGCCTATGTGAACGAGTTGGCGACGTTCCCTTACGGGGCGTATGCTGACAAGGTGGACAGCACAACGCAGGCGTTGCGCCAGATGATGCGCGCAGAGTATAGTGATGGCAGGCGAAATGTGCGTATGGGATACAATGATATATTGCAGGAGCCCCGCGCACCGAGTGTATTTTGGAGATAGGCATGTCACGTAACCGTGGGGATAATCACAACCTGCTCAAGAAGCCTGAACGTCCCAAGCGTCCCCGGCATCCGAGCGATGACGTACACCAGCCGAAAAAGTCGCTGCCGCGCCCCCATAAAAGGAAAGGTGGGGCTTAGTCATGGACGCACGTAAGCTCCCTACGCCTATATTCTATACGGAGAATGGGGATACCATAAACCCGGCTGATCATTTTGATGAACCTACTCCGCTGGACGATCTGGACGGGATGGAGCGTACTTTCGTCATTCATTTCATGGCGAACGGCAATGCCAGGGAAGCGGCGAAGGTGGCGCGGTATTCAAGAAATGTGCAGGAGTGTGCTTCCGTCCTGTTGAATAAGCCACGTATCCGTAAGGCGATTCGGGCTATGCGGGCCTCTCGTCGGGAAAGTGTGCGCGAGTTCAATGAGCTATCGGCGCAGCTAGGGGTTCAGACGATGGTAAGTATGGTGATGGACCCGGAAATGCCCCCACAGATGAAGCTGGCCGCCGCCGCACGATTGGCTTCACAGTCCACGGTGACACCGGGGCGAGATATGACCGACGACTTGACCGACGATGTGGCTCTGGAGAAGCTGGACAGTAAAAAGTCCGTAATGGCGGTGATGGAGTTCACAAAATCCAACGAAACGGTAGTCGATGAAACTACGGATACCCCGGATGGGAGTGCAGAATAATGTTTCATAGCCTTACGCAAAAAATGCAGTGGCCCCATTGGGCTTCCGAGCGGTATAAAAGGCTGGTAGCCCTGACGAAGCTCGTAGAAGGTACATTTTACGATCACCTACAATCGGACTTCTACACCGAGGAAACTCACAACGGCAATTATATCCCTCTGGTTGAACGTCGCCCTGCTGTGCAGACCATGCTGGCCTATGAAATTGTATCGCATGTTGCGCGTAAACTATTCGCTGGCCGACACGCTCCGAAAATAACGCACGACGATGAGGCTTATCTGACCTGGCTTAATCAGGTGTTGGCGCAAAGCGGGTTGTACGAGAAGTTCACGCAGGCGATGATGTGGGGCGCAGTAGGCTCTGTGGCGATTACCTTTCGTCTGGTAGACGGGGCGTTGCGTCTGGACGTATGGCGTTCGTATCAGTGTACGCCGACATTTGACGGGATGGGGGCTTTATCCAGGCTACGGGTTCAATATACCACGTCGGGGGCCGTGTTGCGGCGGCTGGGGTTCACGAAAGATGCGGAAGAACTGCCTTTAGACAACGGCAAGGGCTATTGGTACATCAAGGACTGGACGGACACGCAGGAGGTCACGTACTACCCCATAGCGGATGGCGATTATAACCCCGTCGATGGGCCGGAGGAATATCTGCTGGAGATGCCGGAGAAGACCTTTACCCACAATTTCGGGTTTCTGCCAGGGGTCTGGGTGGTGAACCTGCCGGGTGGGGAAGGGAGCGACGGTATGCCGACGGTGAATGGTGCCGCCGCCGCAAATATCATTGATCTGGACTACACAATCAGCCAGATGGGTCGGGGGATTCGGTATAGCGCGGCTCCACAACTGGTCATTACCGGCGAACTGAGCGGGGCGGATGAGCAGAACATGCGCCGTGGGCCTACTTCGGTGCTGCGCCTTAAATCGTCTTGGGCCGATGATAGTGTCAAGTTGGGCGGGTCGGACGCGAAATTGCTGGAGATGGTAGGCAATGGCACACAAGTCGGCCTGAACTACGTCGATCTCGTAAAGAAAACCACAATGAACGCACTGGCCGCCTCGGTACGGTCCATAGAAACGCATACGGGTACGGTGAGTGGCCGGGCGATGGAGCTGATCGACGACGCTTTCTACGACATTATCAATGCGTTTCGGGCAAGTTATGGCGATGGCGCGTTGGTGCCGCTGCTGAGTAAAATCGTGCTGGCCTATGAAATGACCAGTGCATTGCCCCCCGAAGTGACGGTGCGGGGTGAGGGGCTGACGGCTTTCGGGTTGCGCTGGCCGCGTGTATTCTCCACGACCCCCGCCGACGAGTTGCAGATGGTGGAGAGCCTGACAATGGCGGTGCAGAACGGGTTGATAGATGCCGAGGTAGCCAAGTCTTATATCAACACTCAGCTAGACCTTGAGGACTATAGGGTAAAGACGCCTCCCCAGACGGGTACGGACGCGGCCTCTAACGCGCCGGTGCCGGGCGAAGCCAATGTGGATGACGAGAAGTATCAGGAGGGCATCAACCCCGACAAGCGCCGTCCAGGACCACAAGGTCATACGCTACCGCGCAGGCGCGTCGGCGGTAAACAGGTGACGTTAGACTGATGGAGGCTATCCCTTTCACCGAGCAGATTGGCGCTACCTATCGCGGGCTTCCGGTGTTCCGCGTGAACGTGCCGCGTCCGCCGTACTCCAATAAAGGGTACTGTGTGATGCACAAGGGCCTGTACGTGCTGGAGGAAGGAGAGGGGATGCTGACGGCGGTTGCCTGTACGCATTTCGGGGAAGGGTTTATTCGTATCTTCGACACGCGGCTGAATGACAATCTGACCATTCCTGACGATTCACCATCGCTCTATAACACCCCGCAGACTATGTGTTTATGGATGCTAGGTGCAGGGTTTAATAATGGCCTGGTGGTGGAGGCGGTTGGTGCGCGTGAAGATATTCCCGTCTTTCTCAGCCTTTCATGGAGCAAGTTCTATGGCGAAACCTAGAAAACAGCCTGTATCAGATGCAGTAAACAACACAAATATGACTATCCCGTTGGTGAAACCACAAGTTGTCTCTTTGTTCTCTCGTACAGGCCGTGAGCAGGACAACATCCACCATATTACTGTGCCAGAGCCGCGCATGGGTGCCAAGTCTTTCTTCATCGAGAAGAAGGGTATCTACGTGCTTGAAATTGGGCCGTGTGTGCTGCGGTCATTGTCTTGTACTTACGTCGGTACGGGAACCTTCATGGTGCGGGACGGGGTTCCTTCGGAGGCGGGGCATTTTGATGCAGACCGGCTGGACCCGTTCAGCGATGAGTATATGCTGGCGAACGGGCGGCGTGTGTATGTCATGAGTCCACAGGCGATAGGGTTCTGGGGGCTGGACGCAGGCTTGCATCATGGCTTGACGATTGTAGCGAGTGGTGGCGATGGACCGGTGATGGTGACGGTGTGCTGGCTAAAGATTAAGGCGAAGCCGAAAGTGGAGCTGATCACCGATGAGTAAATTGGGGTCGCTCCTTGCGCCAAAAGACGTATTCTGCCCGGTGGCGGCTGGTACGACGATGCGTACCTATCAGTTATTTTCCCCCGGCGTATACCGTCTGGCACGGCGCGACGTGGCCTTTTACTCTATCATGATTGCTGCGGCTGGGTCTTTTGGCAGTATCGTGGTGCGGACGGGCACACGGCGTATGTTGTGGGCGCAGCCTTCTTCCTTTACCGGGTCATTTGTGTTGGACTGTTTCTCTGAGGAAGGATTGATCGTGGAGGCCCACATGGAGGCGCAGCCGTTCCTGACTATTTCGTGGAGGGAGCCAGATGACCGGCTTGTATAAGCATGGCGGTTAAACGACCCTACGCACCCGTCCGGGCGGAGATGTTCGGGCAGGTAGTGGCTATAAACGTGGAGAACGGACAGCATGTCAACGAGGGTGATTCTGTGCTGACTATGGAAGCGATGAAGATGTTTATGGATATCGAGGCTCCATTGGCTGGTGAGGTTGAAATCATGGTTGGGTTGAACACTATCGTAAACAAGGGTGACGTTGTTGCGAAAATATACCCTTGAGATACTTGACAAACCTATTTTTTGTTATCACTATTTGTTTAGACTGAGTAGAGGCTTTCGATGACTACACCATACGCTACGCTTGATGGACAATCACCGTTCCCGCCTGACAGCTTTGGTATCCGGCTAGGTGCGCCGCTTACGGTAGAGCTTTCGACCGAGGATTTGTTCACCACGCCCGCAGTGGTCCCAGCCAGTGGTACGTTAAAAAGCGTCCTTCTTGACGTACACGACTTTAACCTTATCACTTTCGGGTTCATCGCTCCTGCTGATCTGTCGGTTTCCATACAGCCTTATCTGGACCATGCCGGGACCATTCCTGCGGGGAGTACTACGACTATTGCGGCATCTACGGGTGGTGTAGCTATGCTCCCGACCGCTCCGGTGTTTCGGTCTTTGGTTATTACCTTTTCCAACGCAGGCACGTCACCCGTCACCATCACCAAGTCCGTGCTCGTGGCGCGGCCCAATAACTAGGAGTTGAATCATGGCTGATATTCCTACTTCCGGCGCGGCTTCCGCCCCCGCTGATCCTGCTCAGGGTACTTTGGCTCCTGTGGCGGGTAACAACGTGAGTACTCCCGCTTTTCGCTACGACGCTTCCCCCGCGTCTCAGGCTCCCGCTCCTACGGTAGACATTGAGGCTAAACTCGCCGCGCAGAAAGCGGAATATGAAGTGCAGATGGCAGCTTTGAAGGAAGAAGCGAAAAAGGCCAAGACCCTTCAGGAGAAGTTGGATGAGATCGAAAACCAGAAACTTGCGGAACAGGGTAAGTACAAAGAACTCTACGAGAAAGAGCTTGCCGACCGCAAAAAGGAAATTCAGACCATGCGCCGCGAACTGGCGCGGGAAAATCTGCGGAATATGGC